GTTTCCAGTGGTCTCGGGCCAAGTTACCAACGAAGGCTGCGACGCTCTGGGAATGGTATTTAAAGTACCACTGCCGCTGCCGGAAATTGTGCCGATCCAGCCGTTGAACGTGATGTCGAACTGCTGGCTGAATGAATAACTAAAAGACTTGGTGCCGTCGTCTGCGTGCGTGATGGTCGTCGTGCCGCTTGCCAAGGTCTTGGTGTTGTTATTGCTGATGCCCACGGTGTTGGTGCCATTGTACTTGGTGCCGTTGACCGTGACCGACCAGGTCTTGGACGCGCTGGAACTGATGGCGCCGTCGCTGGTTGCGATCAGCTGCAACGTCCAGCTGATGATGGTCGTGTTATTGGCGACGCTTTGGCTTTTCTGGGACCAGCTGAACTTCAACGTGTCCCAGGATGTCACCGCGACGCTTTTGCTTCCGCTTGTTGCCATGTTTTATCCTCCCACCTTCAAGAATGACAGCGACCCATTGGAGCGTGGCACAAAAGCAAAGTTACCGAACTGTGCCCGCTCGTTCACCTCCACCACGATATTGCCCGTGTGGAAGTCCACGCCGTCCCACCATCCGAACCGCGCGCCGTTCTTCTTAAAGACGATCATATCGTTTTCAAGTGTCAGAGTGATGGCGCTATCGCTGGCTCCCAGCTTGATGTCGCCGTTGTCAAAGCTGATATATTTATAGATTTCTGTGAGCTGAGCGCGGGCTTCCGCGTCGTTCGCATCGACCGTAGCTTTCAAGCTCTCAAACTCAAACAGGAATTGATCCGCGAATTGGCTCATGCTGGAAGAGACCGCCTCGGTCAATTGATCGTTCGTGGTGTAAGCCTGCGAGACTTCCTGCTTGATGGTTTCGCTTGTCTGTTCGATCAATGAGACCAACGATCGTTCGGTTTCGTTCACCACGTTGGCGATGTTCAGCTGGTAGTCCGCCGTTATCTGCGTAGATACCCGCTGCAGCTCGGAGAGGTTTTGGCTGTCTCCTGCCACGTCCGCACTGGTCAGTGTGCGGATCTCTTTGCCCAGCGTGATCCGGCTGTTGGCAGGGTTGAGCAGGTCCTCCGTGCGCTCTGTCAGCAGGAAGTCCTCATCCACGCCGTGGGGCGTAGACTTCACCCGGATATTGTCTCCGACCTGGTAGCTGTCGATGTCCTCTTGCAAGCACGACAGGTCCAGCGCTGTCAAGTTCAGCGACGTGATGATGTAGCGGTTTGACGCCAGCCACTCCTGCGCCTTGCGTAACAGGTTGGTGGGGTTTGTTACGTCATCCCAGACCACCGGCTTTATAATAAAGCCCCGAAGCGCTCTGGCCTCCTCATCCACGATGTAGTCCTTGCCATTGTTGACGCTCTCGATGGTGACCCTTCCGGCGCTGCCGAACTGCGCGCCATACGGAAGAACGGCGGTCGCCAGGTTTGTGTTGGCTCCGCTGCTGGAGAAGTCCAGAAGGTTCTCGCCGAACTCGATGACTTGATCGCTGCGGTAGTTCAAAGAAGCGTACCAATTGATCACTCGAGCGCCGTCTGCCGGGTCTGTGGTGAAGATAAAATACCCGCCGCAGCGCTCTCGCAGTTTGTTGATTGTGTTGAGCGTGGGTTTTGCTTCCTTGCTCTCCAGTCGGATGTAGTCGTTCGGGTCCGTCACGGTTACGGTCCCGACCTTGAATTGCTTGACCGGCTCCACCTGGCTGTTATAGTCGTTGACCACCTCAGCGAAAATAGCGGCGGGTTCATCCTGATAAAGATACGGCCGAGAGACCGCATCTTGGAAGAAACAAAGCTCGCCCTCGCAAAGCACCGTTCGAACGTTGTAAAAGTCAGTCGTCGGATAAAGCGCGCGCCCTCTGAATTTCAGAAGCTCGTCGCGATATATTTCCACGATGGTCTTGTAGCTGGTAAACAGGGAATACGCGGGATGCCTGGGAGGCATGACGAATTCCGCCGTGCCTCCTTTGTTCAGTCCCGTGGTGACTTCCAGCTTTTGGAGGTCGTAATCTTCCAAGCGGCTGTCATACGCCAGCACGCCGTCCGCGAAAATCTGGATCATCGAAGCACCGCCTCTCTATACGTGACGACCAGCGTCCCATCCCCGCTAAAAGTCACAACATGATCGCCGGGGGTGAGTAGCAAAACGGGCCATTGATAACTGGCATCATCGGTCAATGCGATGGATGCCGTGCCGTATTTCAACAAGATATCTCCGGTCACGGTCAACACGGGCACCAACGCCTTGCGTCCTCTGTTAGACAAGACCGCGGTCTTCTCCTCCTCCGAAGCCTTCAAGGTGTACATAGTTTCCTGTGCTTTGTAGAGCCACGGTTCGACGGTAGCGGTCAGCGTCACGGAAGAATGAGCGGGCCGGTTAAAGTCCACCTCGACATGAACGCGCCCGATCAAGTAATAATCTGGGTGATCCGGGTGAACAATTTGCCACTCCAGCCCGTCTAGTTGATTGACCAGCTCCCCGATCAATGCAGTGCGCTCGGTTCGTGTACCTTCGGAGCACTCCAACGTGGCTGTCAACGTGCGCGTGTTGTATCGCGGCAGCCCGCTGGTGTTAACGGTGGAGAGGTCCCACGCTCCGTCGCCTCCGTTCTTGTCGATGTATTTCGTTTTTTGCTCCGGGTCGGACAAGTTACAGCTTGCAAGCGTCCAGCCGTGCGCGGCGGTATTGTACGCCCCGATGTGTAGTGTTCGTTTTTCCACTTATACGGCCCCCCTTTCGACCAGCACGCGGCGCTGTCCCAGCGCGCTGTTCATGGTGTTGGCGGTTGCCCCGACCAATTTGTCGCCGTTGATCATGAGCACTTGTCCTTTTTCTATTGCCGCCAATATGCTGTCCAGCTTAGACAGCATCCCGCCTTCCGCAGCGGAGACGGTCTCCGGAGCCGCGAAGGTGTTTTGCAAACGGCGTTCCAGCGTCAAGCCGTTCAAGCTCTCAGCTTCTCCCAGCATATCGTTGGACAGTTGCTGCATAGCTTTGAGTGGGTCGTCTGCGTTTTCCTCTATACCGACCGCCATGCCTTCGACCAGCATCTTGCCGACCTGATCGCGGAACACGCGCGACGGTGATTTGATACCAAAAAAGCTTTTAATTCCGCCAAGGATAGAATCGCCAAAGCTTGCGAGCTTGTCTGTGATCCAGCTGGTCATATCCTTAATGCCGTTCCAAAGTCCTTTAATCAAGTCCTTGCCGATCTGGGCCACGTTTTTCACGCCTTGGCCCAGTCCCTTAACGATTGCCGCGATGATAGTCGGCATCTGCTTTATCAGCTCCACCACAATCTTTGGAATAGCTTCCAAAATGCCGAAAAACAACTTGATCGCCGCATTTATCAGCAAGGGTAGGTTCTTCAAAAGCGTGCTGATTATGGTGCTAATAATGGTCGGCAACTGCTGAATCAATGGCGGGATGATTTTTGGGATGGCCTGAACGATAGCCAGCAGCAGGGTCACGGCCGCGTCAAGGAGCACCGGGATGGCTTCGATCACCGCGCTGATGATGGTGTCGATTATCACAGGCAGTGCCGGGACCAAAGCGCCAAGGAGCACCGGGATGGCGTCCAGGATCGCAAAGAGAAGCTCGATGGCTGCGTTCAAGAGCACCGGGATGGCATCGGTCAAAGCGTCTAAAATAGTATTAATTATAGACGGCAGCGCCGGGATGAGCGCGTTTATAATTACCGGGATAGCATCCACGATGGCGGTCAGTAGAGTGATGCAAGCGTCCAGGAGAACCGGGACGAACGACACCAGCCCAGTGGTCAGCGTTTCGATTAGCATCGGCAGCGTCTCGGTGATAAGTGCCACGATCTGAGGCACCAGCTGTTCCACCAATGTGCTCAACATACCGGCCAACGTCTCGACCACCACAGGCACATATGTGATGAGCATATCCACCAGCGACGTGATCAGTGCCGGCAGCGTCTCGGAAAACAAAGCCAAGAACGCCGGCAAAGCCTGAGTAAGTATGGTCATAAGTATGACCGGCAACTGTTCGACCAAGGTCTGCAGCATAGCGGGGAGCGACAACATGATGCCGTCCACAACGGCCACCAACGCGTCTATAATAGCCGGGATGCTGTTGACAAGTTGACCCACCAAACCGACGACAGCGGTCACGATAGCAGGCAGCAGCGCAGGCAGATAAGCCGCCAGTGCGTTCACGGCCTGGACGGCCACGTCGATGAGCGTTCCTGCTATGTCCGGGAGACTGTGCAGCAACGTGGTGGTCAATGTCGTGATGAGGCTCATCGCCACTTCTGCCACAGCCGGGACCAGCTCGGTGACTTTGTTGAGGAGCTGAGAGATGAGACCAGACAGCCCTTCGCCCAGATTTGCCGCGGCGCCTTCGTCGCCGTTCAACATACCCCGGAAGGCTCCGGTCACCTCCTTAACGCCCGGCACCAGGTCGGACAGGAGAGAAGCGCCCAGGAGCTTGATGTCGGTCAATAAAGGCTCAACGGCCCCGCCGACTTCTGCCATAGAAGAAGCCCATGCTTCGTTTGCTTCGTTAGCGCGGATGACCTCCGCGTTGGTTTCGCGGTATTTGTCCGCCGCGCCGGAGTATAGGCCGCTCAGCGTCTCCATGATAAGGGTCTGCCGCTCCTGCTCGGAGTTGCAAGCCGCCAGGCTCATGTTGAACTTGTCCTCATTCACGCCCGCCCAGTTGAGGGCGTCAGCCAAGGGGCCAGTGACGGCGCCGACCTTGGCTGTCTCATTCGCGGCTTCGGTCAACCCCTCGATGGGGAGGCTTGCGCCGAAGGTGGCATACACGCCGGTGCAGATGTCTGTCCACTTCTCCAGATCCTTCTCGTTGTCGGTCAGCTTCGCCAGGTGGTTGGCTGCCTCCACGGCCTGGTCGGTTTCACCCAGGACACCCTGCAGTTCTTTGTATGTTTTCGTTGCTGCTTCGGAGCTGTGGCCGTTTGTCGTGAACGCGGTGTCCAGCTTGCCCATCTCGGTGCGATATTCTCTGGACGCCTCCGCGCTTGCGACAAGTGCGCCGACCGTAGCGGTGACGGCTGCACCGACAGCGGCGAAGCCTTTGGCCGCTATTCCGCCGGCCTTTTTGACTTTATCGCCAAAGCTGGAAGCCTGGTCGCCTGCTTTGTCCAGGTCCTTCCCGGTGTCTTTGGCTTCGTCTCCGAGCTTGTCTACGTCTTTTCCTGCGTCCTTGTTTTTCTTGCCCAGCTTCTTGATCTCGTTCGCGGTTTCTTTCGCGCCTTTCTCGTAGCCGATCAATTTTTTCTCGGTTTCGATGATCTCACGCCGCAGGGCTCGTACCTGCTCCTCGGAGACCTCCCCGCGTTCGAACTGTTTTTGGACCTGCTTCTCTGCCTCTTGCAGGGTCTCCAGCTTCTTGGCGGTATTGCTCACCGCCTCCGCCAAGACTTTCTGCTTCTGGGCCAGGAGGTCCGCGTTGCCGGGGTCTAGCTTTAACAGCTTGTTGATCTGCCCCAATTCGCTGGACAGATCCCGGCTCTTTTTCTCGACGTCTGCTAAGGCTTTGCCCAGCTTTGTGGTGTCGCCGCCGATTTCGACGGTCAAGCCCTTGATGGTATTTTTAGCCATTCGCCGGCGCCTCCTTTCCTCCGAACTTTCGCCGGAGCGCCGTGCGGTCCGGCTCGGTCTGTTCCATTCTCCATGCGTTTCGCAGGTACTCTCGCCCTTCCTCGCTGCCGTTCAACTTTGTGATAAATGCATCCCGGCGGTAGGTCAGGTACTCGACATAATTCAGTTTCTGAATTTGATGAAAGTTCAGACCGGTATACCCCGCGACCAAGTTCTTGTACCAAGTGGCGGAGTTGTATTGATGACCCCCCGTACTGTCCGGCATCGGATAGTAGGGGAGTTTCAGTTTTTTGCGTCCTGCATCTCCTTAATAAACTCCATATAACCGGCCGCGAAGCGGAACACGTCAAGCAAAGACATCTTGTATTTGTCGCGCAACTCCTCAGCGGTAAAGGAGAAGCCATCCTCGTTGCAGTTCATAAGATCCGCGATGAGTTCATAAACGGCACGGATGGTCTTGCCGTCTTTGGTTTTTGCCACTTCCTGAAGCTCCGGTGTGGCTGCGATCAAACGATCCACCAACTCCGCCGTGGGAGTAGAAAGATTGACGATCGTCTGTGCTGCGTCCTTCAATCTCACCGGCCATGTGGGTTGTTGAAGGGCGTTAAAATCAAGCATTTTCATGCGTTATTTCCTCCTTTAGATAAAGAAGCGGGAGGTATTGATATAAGCCCCCCGCTTAATTGATTAAGCTGCCGGAATCTCTTCCACCAAAGTGATGAGCGTGCCGTTCTCGTCCTGAGGCAGTGCCTTGAACTCAGGTTCGATGACCGTGCCGGCGTCTGCGGCAAAAGTGAGCGTAAAGCCCGCAGTATTACGGCCTCTGATAAGCACCCAAAGATTGCCGTCCTTTTTGTCTTCGTGGAGGAAACAGATGACCCATTCTTTGCCCTGGCTATTGCCGGCGCCACCGATGTGGATGGTTCTGAGGCCGTTCTCCTCGGTAACGGTGCAACGATCCGCGAGGTGCTTCAAGGTGGTGCCGTTCCAAGTGAGAAGGCCAAGCTTCATGAGCGCCTCCTCCGATGTGGTGATTACCTTGGAGACGTAGCCGAGATCGTCTTTCTCCTCGTATGTTTCCTCCGTGTAAGAAAGCTCCGCGCCTCCTTTGATATAGCCCAGAAGGTTGTCAGCCTTGCAAATGTCGGTGTGAGAAAGCATAGCGTCTCCGGTGTACTCAGCAATATAAGCCTTACCGGAGCCAAGCGTAATATTTTCCTTACTTCTCTTAGGCATGTTTTTGATTCTCCTTTATATTTTTTCGATATATGAAAACTCATATATTACTTGATACCGGCGCACGTCTTGCAGCCAATATCGTGATTGTTTTGACCATCGAACTCCGCGGACGTTGAGTTCAACTTCGAGCTTTTTCTCAACTTCAGGATCGGATTCTTTTTCGTATAATTCGACGGTATAATCGTGCGTGAAAATTCGATTGGTTCCATCCGGGCCGTCTGCGCTTACGTCGTCAAAATACACGGCATAAGTTTTCGCGTTTTCGGGTGATCGGATGAACTGCGTCTCGCGAAAAGGAACGCCAAGCGCGGTCAATATTTCATCGATCATTTTTGAGCGCCTCCTTCACGCTGTTCTCGTATTCAGGCAATATTTCATCAAGCGAATCTTGCAAAAACGAATCGCCCGGTACACGACCGCCGGTTGATTTCGCGTGCCCGTGAACAAGCAAATGCGTCAAGCGGTAATACGGCGCTTTGACGTACCAAACAAAACTTTTTGTGCCGGTCGGCGAAACGATCGCCTTGCTCGATATGTGCTTCTTAAAGGTCCCTGTATCAACCGGAGCGCGTTCTTTGGTTCGTTTGACGAGCATCTTGATCGCGGCTTCGCCGGCGTTGTCGACGCGCTCGATCACGTTTTTGTGATATGTCGTCAATTCTGTCTCGATCGCTTTATTGAGCTCGGCGGGCTTGATGATTCTACTCATCGACGCCCACCTCCTCAGCGGAAGCGCGTTGCACCACCAATTCCAGCTCCTGCCCGGTTCGATAAGTGCGAATCACGCGGTACCATACGAAATCGAAGACGCACAAATACTCGTCTTCATATTCCAAATAATCCGCGAGCACGAATTTGAGCTCAGGTCGAAAATTGGTAGCTTGCGCCTGATAAAATTCTGTCCGCCCGATGCTGTCGAGACGACAAAACACATCGCGACGCGTTTCACTGATCACGGTGTACCCGTCATCGGCGAACGTGCGCTTGATGAGCGTCAGAATTTCATTCATCGTCGGCATCCTCCCAACCATAACCTTCGGCGTCTTTGAGACAGTCTCTCAATTCGTTGTAGCGTTTTTTATATTCCGCTGATTTCACCACGTCGTCTGTGTAAAGCGATTTGCAATACAGTTTGATCGCGTTGAAAATAAGCGCATCGTCTTCGTCTTTGTAAATGATGCCGTGCACTCGCAAATCAGCCAAACAAGCGTCCACGTCTGTTTCGATGTCGTCGTTCAACTTGTCGTGCGCTATGCGGATGCTTTGTTTTAACTTGATAAGCGTATACGCGTTCATTTGCACACTCCTTCTTGATTTTCAAGCGAGGCGATTAAGCCCCGCTTATAGTGTTTAAGCTTCTACGGTGTACTTGATGAAGCCGTTCTTGACGGTTACGCCAGAACCGAGTTCAACGTCGCCGCGGATTGCATCCATGAGCTTGTCGAACGCGAAATCTTCGGAGACCTTAACCTCGTAATCCGAGAACAGATCGAGCTCAAGAGCCTGAGGATCGCCGTAAAACATCTCGCCGGTGGTGAGGTTGCTGTTGATGCAATAACGAACGGAAAGACCACCCTCGCGAATCACGCCGGTGTTGCCAGATGCGTCGGGAGTGATTTCGTAAAGAGCCTTCTTTTCGTTGGTTCCGCGAACATCACCGAACGCCATGAGGTCGGCCTTGGTGAGGAAGAGCATCGCGCCGCCCATGGTGGACTCGTCGTTGCCGTAGCTGAGAGCGATGGTGCGAAGAGTCTTCGCATCGATAGCCGCACCGGGTACAGCCTTAACGAGATCGGATGCCTTGAGCGCTGCGGTAACAACCTGTGCCGCCTTACGACGAAGCGCGATCATCGCCTGCTCTCTTACTTTGGAAGCATACTGAAGCGTGGTCTGCTTCTTAGCCTGCTTGGAAATGAAATCGAGCACGGCAACGGATTCGGGAGTGATGGTCACAAAACCGAACTTCGCGAGCGATGCGATTGCAGCAGCCTCGCCCTCAGTCTGATTTGCAGCAGCTGCTGCGTCTTCGTCGACGTATGCGATCTTATGGCTGCCCATGCCGACGCAGTTCACGATCTTAACAAGATCGATGATGCTGGAAACTTTCGCGCCGGGAAGGTCGTTGATGCCGTCAACCTTGGTAGGCTGTACGAGCTGACCGGATGCGACGGTGAGCGCACGCGCCTGATCAGCATCGATGGTCATTCTGTTGTTCTTTACGAAGTCGTTTGCTGCTCTCTCCTCGTCGGATACCTTCGCGGGAGCTGCCACATGAGTGCCTGCACCAGTTGCGATGCTCTGACGAAGTGCCTTGCGTGCTTCGATTTCGTCCTTGAGATTCTTCATCTCATCGAGAAGCGAACGAGACTCGTTCTCGAGGTTGGTGAGATCCTCACCGGATGCAGTGTCGATTGCTGCATCGATTTCGGCAAGTCTTGCCTGAATTTCTGTGATTCTGTCCATTTTAATTTCCTCCTAAAGAAATGTTTATTTTTGCGCGCATTTTCCTGCGTCGCTCGTCAAGCTCTGCTTCTCTCCGAGCTGCCTGGGCGATCTCTCCGTCGACCCACGCGCGAGCATTGATTTCGGTGTTGTCGTTCGCGGGAATGCTTACTCCCGAAACGTCGTAAATTTTGGCGACTGTACGGTGGACGATCGTGCGACTTGTTGCGTCGTAATAATAATCTCCCAAACGGAATCGCCAACTCATTTTCGTGATCATGCCAGCTTTTACGTCGCCGTAATGATCGCGAGCGGCTTCTGTCTTGCTGAGGTCAGCCGCAAAAAACAGACCTTCGTCGTCAGGTTCAACGATCAAAGTGCCGTTGCCAGTACGCGCAAAAACGCGACCAGCGTGGTCGTATTGATAAATGATGTCGCTCATATCACACGCATCGAAACATCCACGCTCGAAACGCTCATACACGGGCTGATCGTCTGCATCGTAATAAAGCACATAAGGCTCATATCGAGCAGCGTAGCCGTCAACGTAATGATCGGAATCGAGACGTTTGGTTTCATGTGCCGACGAAAAAACCGTCAACGCGCGAACCTGAGCCGCATCCTTAAACTTGATTTTGCTGTCCGGTGTCATCGTTTGTTTTGTCCTCCTCCTTTTCAGGATTCTGTTGCTTTTTACTTGCGTTCAGCTCGTTCTGCGCTGTCGTCAATTGTTCTTGCAACGCCGCAACTTGATCGAGCTGACTGATTTCGGTATATTCTTTTCGGATGTATCGCTTGTCTCCGTCTTCAACGTGCGGCAACTGCCAAATGTCCATGATCATGTTGAGCGAAAGCACACCACGATCGAACAATTGACTGCTGACTTGCAGCTTGTCCTGATTGGTCATGTACTGCAAACGATTCGCGCTCCACACGATCGCGTTGTTGCGTTTGCGTTCGTTTTGCGTGTAAGTCATGACCGTCATCGCCTGCGAAAGCTGAATGGCGAAAGGCTCGACCTTGCCTTCGTAATAAGCGCTCCAATCATCACCAACGGCTTTATTCTGCAAGATGTTTTCGTTGCTGCCGAAATACGTGAAAACACGATTCTCGATGAGCTTCATCTGTTCGGGGTCAACGATTTTAGCTGTCGATTGAATTTGCTGGATGTTTGTGTACGTGTTTGGGAACAATGCCAAACCGCCTGCATCCGAGCCGAGATTGTTTTCAACCCAATCTTTGCGCTCTTTCTCCAAGTCTTTTCCCTTGGTGAAATTGCTCATCGTCGCCATGAATCGGAAGCTTGCGCTGTTTTTAATGCCTTCCGCGATACCTTGATTCTGCGTCGCGAGCAATTGAAGCGTGGGCTCGAGTGCGCTGTTGTCTTCGCCAACGATGTCGTTATTGTAAAGATACTTGCTGATCACGCCGACGCGCGAAAGCTCGATCGCGGCTTTTTCGTTATTGCCGAACGTGTAAACGAGATAAGGTTCGCCGTGTAGTTCCTTGATTTCGGTCAAACTCGGGTTGATCGGGTAATAACCGACCAAACGATCGAACTCGTCAAGGATCGGAGCAATATAACAAGTATTTTTCGCGTCGTATATCGTCGCCGCTTTATAGACGAACTGCGCCGCGGTCATGAACGGATTGGGTTTGCCGTCGAGCATCGCCTGAATGCCTCGACCGTCTGGGCCTGCCACTTGCGGCATCAATTTGCTGCAGTGATTGGCGAAAGTATGAATGCACGCTCGCGTCAATTCCATCTCGTAAACTCCGCCATCATACGTGGTAAAGCTGGGCGTGTACCCATCGAGCATGGCAAAAAATTGACTGAGATCATTCTTTAATTTGAATTTTCCAAAGAGCTTCTGAAACGCTCCCATTATTGCCTCCTATGCTATATTCTTTAGCTGCTCGCCGATCTGGTCATACCACTTCTGGCGAACGGTCAACGCGTCCACGACGGCAACAAAACCGTCGATGTGACAACGTTGATCAATCTTGACCGGACGAATTTTTCGCGTCTCCTCGTTTTGCTTCATGCCGACGTTAAGAAAATGAGCCATGAGCACGTTGTTGTCGCCGAGCAGTAGCGTCTTGTCGCGCAACAAGCCATCGCACTCGTGGATCACGGGCGTCAAATTCTCGCCCTGGTAAACGTCGTCCATGTGGAAGCCATAACCTTCCATCTGCTGGACCAAATATTGAGCTGTGTATCGGTCATAGCCCACTTGAAGCGGGAGGATTTCGTATTCTTCGACCAGCATTTTGAACCATTCAAAGCAGTCTTGGTACTGCACATAATTCTCGCCGCTCGGTTGAATCAGGCCTTGATTGACGTATAACCTATACGGCACGCCTTCGCGCTCTTGCAATTCGTCGATCTTGTTCTCAGGCATGAAGAACTTTACGAACGTGTGTAGCTTGCCAGCTTTTTCGATCAATACGCAGCAGGCGGTCAAGTCGGTCGTCTGTGACAGGTCTATGCCTCCTACGCAGTAGGACGATCTAAACGCGTCTAGCGTGTATCGTTCACCGGTCACTGCATCGACCACGTCGTACGGCAGCCACGCCTGCGTGCTGCTTTGCTTGATGTTGCAATACTTGGTCATGAACTCGGCGCGCTTGCTTCGACTGTTTCGCGCGATTTCGATTTCTTCCAAGAAGAAGTCGACCGTCACGCTGACGCCCATGTTCGGATTTGCCTTTTTGAGCTCTTCGATGTCGTCCCATTTCTTTACATCGTCGATCATGTAAATGATCGGGAGCAGACGACGTTCGGCGCTGCTGCCGTTTAACACTGCAGTGGACCGAAGCATGAGCTCATCATACGGCCCATCGTTCACGTAACCGGCCGTACTGATCGACAAAATCATCGGCTGCTTACGCGCACCTAACGCGGACTTCATGACTTCGTATTGTTTTAAACCTTGCTCCGCAGGCCAGCTGGCGATTTCGTCGCAGACAGTCATATGCGGGTTAAATCCATCAGACTTTTTTGCATTGAACGCCAAAGGCTTGACGGAGCAATTAGTTTCTTCGAGATATATATCCGATCGACGCTTTTGAGCCAAATTCATAAGCTCCGGCTCGCGCGCGATCATTTTGTGGAAATTGTCGTAAACGATTGCCGCTTGTTCCAACTTAGGAGCAAGGCAATAAATTTTCGCGCCGTACTCGCCATCGAGATAAGTCATATACGCGATACAAGCCGACGCGAACAAGCTCTTGCCGTTTTTTCGACCCATGACCAAGAACACTTCGCGAAAAATTCGCAAGCCGTTCTCGTCAACAATGCCGAACATAAGACAAACAGTTGACTTCTGCCACAATTCGAGCTTGATATAATCATCTCGACCTTCGCAGTGTCGGCAAAAGGTTTCGATGAACTCGATCGCTCGATTTGCTTTTTTCGCGTCGAAATAAAAAAGACCATCGCTCAATCCCGCGATGATCTTGTCATACAGTAGTTTTATCCATTTACCGACAACGATCTCACCGGATTGTATTTTAGAATGATATTCGTGTATGTAACTCGCGAACGGTGTCATCTGTTCATCATCGCTTCCAATCTGCTTTTCTTTTGCGCCGGAGGCACAATTTCGAGCAATTGTTTCACGATGGCGTTGAGATTTTTTGTGAGGCTGATATGCACATCAGCCGCCGCAGCTTTTTTCAAGCCGCTTTGATTTTCGCCGTTTTGATAAGTTTCTACCCAGCCCGACGCGTTGAGCTGTTCCTCCAAATCTTCCAAACTGATCGTGATGAAAGCGGCGCGATCAATGAGCGATTGGCATGTTTGAAGTTTATTAGCGTCCAAACCTTCGAAAAGGCTCAAAAGTCGTTTCTTTTCTCGGGCGATACGCGTTTCTTTTTTTAATTTCGCCATATCTACACCCCTTTCACGTGTTTGTGGGAAGAAAATTAAAG